TTTAGTTATCGTCCTTGTGTGGGTTTCTCTGTCATAAGAGCACTCCCTCACAATAAACGAAAAACTCATTTTATCAACGCGGCGTTTCATAACATCACGGTGTAAATTGCGGTGCCGCTCGTCCTCGCTGTCGAGGTGTGCCGCAATGTCGAGTCCTCGCTCGGTAATGGTGTAATCGAGGGACTTGTTACGAGTGCGAGCGTATACCGTCGCGTCGTTCTGTCCGTGATTGCGGTTAAAAATAAAGTCCGACATATCGCAACCGTCAAGAGCTCCGCGAGCGATAACCTCTTTGTACTGTACGCCGTCGATTTCACAAATAACGGTAGGCGTATCAAACACAATAGGGGTACCACGCAAAATAAGCTCCTTATTGTCGTTGTCGTCGAGTACAGTAAACGGCGTTGCCGCTCTGTATTCTCTTTCGTTTGGCTTATAAGGCATATTTACTCGTCCTCCTCTCCGTCGTTCTCGCCCTTTTTCGGTGCCGCAGCGGGTGCGGGGTTGCCGCCGTTAGCGTCGTCGCCCTCTCCGCCGCCCTCGGTACCGTCCTCGGGTGGTGTGGTTTCTTTTCCCTTGTCGCCTAATTGGTACTCGTCCGCTTTATCGGCATTAACCATATTGAGCGTTTGTACGCGGCGTTTGCCCTCCTCGCCGCCGATAGGCGGAAAGCCGAGCGTTACTAACGCCTGGTCGAGCATTAAGCCGCCGATTTCGGAGAGGTACTTAACTGCTGCGAGCTTGTCGGAAAGTTTCGCATATTGGAGCTTGTTACCCTCTGCAACAATCAAATTACCAAAGCCGCGCTCCTTGCGGGTAAAGAAACAATTTGAAAAAGCCTGCTCAAGCTGCATAAAAAACGGTCTAATTTCGCCCTCGTAAAAGTCGTCCTCTTGCTCGGGTGTCGCCTTATTCTGCACAATGTTTTCATTGGTGCCGAAATAGTCGTAAATTTCGCCTTTGATATACAAGAGCTGCCCTTGAGGTAGGGGCGTTTGCTTGTCTGTGATAGGCGTATAATCGTACTTGTTGTCGGTAACGATAACGCCCGCGCCGTTGTTCTCCATTTTGAGGTTATCTCGTATAAAGTCGTCGCGGCGGCTCTTTAAGTCCTCGTTTTTAGTGGAGGCAGCTACTTTCAAAATACCGCGTACAACCGCCACAAGCTCGGCAAACTTGCTCATAGATTGGTTAAAGGTGTTTGCCGTTTTCAAAACGGGCATTAAAGCCTCGTTATTGCTGCCGAAAAGCTCGTTATCGGCAAACATTGAGCCGATATGTATAATATCCGTATACGGGAAAGTGTAGGTTTTCCCGTTGTAAAAGCGGAATTTCAAAAAGAGCTCGCCCTGGTACTCAAGCAGCTTTATTTCCTGGGCGTTAATGTTGTACATTGCCTCAAGTTTTCCCGTGTATTCGTTCCACACGGGGAAAATAAAAGCGTTGTTATAGAGCTTGTATTGTGCCGCTGCGCGATAATAAAATTTATAGGCAGTAGTAAGCGGGTTAGGCTGATACTGCAAAATATAATTAAGCGAGCTGCTCTCAACATCAAGCAATTTTCCGTCGCCTTTGCGGATATGTCGCGGCTGCACTCTCGCGGCTCTGCGGGCGAAAGAGTGAATAGCAGCGCGGACGGTGTTTACCTCCCAGGCATTGCCCGAAAACGGTACAAAATTCGATTGGTAGGAATTGAGGAGCTTATACTCGGTGTAGCCCTCGAGAGATTGCGGCTTTTTACCGAAAATAGCCTCAAAAAGTCCTCGTCTTTCTTTCATTTTTTCACCCCACATTGTACATAAAGTCGTCGTAATATTTTACATAGATAACCCAAGCATTAAGCAGTGATACCGCCCCGTCAATTCGGCGTTTGTCGGTTATCTTAACGGGTTGAATGTTATTAACTCCGCTTTTCTTTACTGCCGTATTTGATAGGCACCAAATTAAAACGGGGTTTTTGTTGTAGTTTACTATTTTGTCAGCAAAAGCCGCTCCCATTTCGCGCATAGGTTGACTCCAGGTAAAAGGTCCCTGCGCTACGGGCTCCATAGTAAAACCGTTGCTTTTCATTTCCTCCACCCAATAGCCCGCTAACGCTCGGTCATAGCCGACTTTGAAAGCGTCTATTTTGTGCTCGTCCCGCATTTGGCAAAACCATTGTGTAACCTCGGTAAAGTTTACACGGTTGCCGCTGCATATAGTGAGCAAGCCCCGCTCCGCCCATAGGCGGTAGGGAGCCTCGTTTGTATTCTTTTCCTCGAGGTGCTCTATACGCGCCTGCGGGAGGAAATAATGCTGCAAAACATAAACCGTATTGTCGGCAGGCTTGCGTATTAGCAGCGTTGCCGCCGTCAAGTCGGTAGTAGCCGAGAGGTCGCAACCGCCTATAGCGTAGGTGTTGTATACCTCCGACATATCGAAAACAGCGTCGTTTTTAATTTGGTCGTAAGAGAGCCATACGCTGTTATCGTTCTCGCGGTAGTTAAAGTCCTTGCATAGCACGCCTGGCAAGTCTGCGGCGTTGTTTTTCGCTCTCTCAACGAAAGCGGCAAGGGTTTTATATTGCTTGATAGCTCCAAGCCCAGGGTTAGCCTTAATCCACATTTGCGGGTTAGTCCACTCGTCGCGGCTGTCGATTTCGTAGAGGATAGGTAAAAAGGTGTCGTCCTTTTTCTTTCCGTCTGCGAGGTCGCAGGCAAGCTCGTACATATTGTCGAAAATGCACTCGCGTACCGTGCCCGCTGTCGTAATCATAACGACAAGAGGTTGACGGCGGCTCGAGGTGGATTGTTTCATAACCTCGTATAGGTTTCTATCGCGTATAGCGTGGAGCTCGTCAATGATAACGGCGTGAGAGTTCAAGCCGTCAAGTGTATTAGAGTCCGAGGCGAGAGCCTCAAAAATTGAGGAGGTAGCAGGGAAATATACATCATTTCTCCGCTTTTTAACAACCGCTCGCAGCTCGGGCGATTGTTTAATCATATTGACAGCCTCGGTAAGTACCTTTTTTGCCTGGTCTTTTTTGGTAGCTACGGAGTATATCTCCGCTGCGCCCTCATAGTCGGCAATCAGCATATATAACGCAATGCCCGAAAGCAAAGTAGACTTACCGTTTTTTCGTCCGCATAAAAACATTGTTTCACGGAAACGACGGTAGCCCGTGTCTTTTTCAAGCCAACCGAAAAGCAGTTGTATAAATGCTTTTTGGAATAATTCAAGCTCAAGCGGAGCTCCGATAGTTCCTTGCGATTGCTTGCAAAATGTTTCGATAAAGAGTATAGGTCGCTCGCCCGTTTCCTCGTCGAAATAATACGGAAAATCGGCAGGCGGTGCCTCCATTTCGGAAATAAGCCGAGAGTAGACGGCTTTTACGCGCCTACTCGTGATAATGTCGCCGCACTCTATGCGGCGGTAATATTCTTTAACCCAATTCAAGCCTTTTTAGCTGCCTTTGTGGGTTTCGTGGCAAACATCATAAGGGCTTGTCCCGCTTTGTCCGCCTCCGTGCTCGGCGAGAGCTCGGAAAGCTGTTTAATGGTGGCATTATAATTCTTTACCATTGCGTTATAAGGCTGTAAAAGAGGGTGCGCCCTCTCGATAGTGTAGGCACCCTGCGGCATTTTAACTACGAGCCCGTCCTCGTTGATTTTTGCCTCCATATCCTCCAAAGAAACGAGCATATAAGCCGCTCTTTCAATCAATTTTTTAGCGATTTCGAGTTGTTCTTTGGGTAGATTTTTGTAAATTTTCTTAATTCGGTTGTACTCTTTTTTCTGTCGCGTATATAATGTATCGTCCAAGCTAAAACTCCTTTCTTTGGTCTTTTAGGGTGGGGGGTAATACACACAAGGGGCGGTCATAAAAGGGGCTTAAACACGGTTCATAAAAAACAACATCAAACTTTTGTAACGGGGGGGATAGCTTGCAGCTTTTCGGCTGTGTATTCCGCTGCTGCGTGTACCTCAATCGCTACAACATTGATAGCGTTTAGTATTAACTTTGTGCCCTCTACGGTATCGAGTATTACGGTGCCCTCCTCGAGTGCTGCTGCGAGCTTGTCTTGAAAGTCCGTAGTAGTTGCCTCGACATTGAAAGACAATGCCGCTTGACTCGTGTATATAATTAACTCGCATACCTTGCTCATAGGTAGCCCTCTCTTTCTACGAGGTTTCCCTCGTCGTCGAACATTAGCCCCGCTGCTGTAGCAGGCTGTCCCTCGTGCTCTATAGCGTGGCACTCTCTGCACACAAGCTCGAGGTTGTCCTCGGATAGTGTAATACTCGGGTTGTCTATGTTCTGTGGTGTAAGGTGTGTTTTGTGGTGTACTATTTCCCCAGGCTTACCACACCGTACGCATAGTCCCATATCCCGCTTGTATATATATTCCCTGGTATCGCGCCAGGCTTTGCTTAAATAAAATGCCTTTGCAAAATCTCGCATATAACAGCGTCCCGCCCTCTCCGCCGTTGTAGTGTTATATCTGCTCCCAATACAACGACAAAGCGAGCCGCTTTGCAGCAGCTCGCTTAACCGTCTATTTCTACGGTATCAGTTTACCACCACAAAAAGCAAGTTTCTATACAGCGTTTTTTCAAACGCTAAATTGAGGGCATAGCCGAGGCTCCGTAGTAGAGCAACGCAAACTCCGCTACGGCTCTATTTCGGAGGTTGTATACCGTTGTAAGCGACTCGATATAAAGCTCCTCCATAATCGCCTCTTTTGAGCGTTTCTCGATATACCACAAAACAACGACTTTTTTGTGCTCCGCGTCGAGTTGGTCTAAAATGCCCTCAACCTCGGTAAGCGTGCGCTGCGTTTCTGCGATATTTCGGGAGCACTCCGAAAGCTCTAAAAGCTCGTTTAGAGTGTCGCTCACAAAATGCGAGTCCGTAAAAGGCTTGCTATAGTCGATAGCCCCAGGCTCGCGAGGCTTGCCCTGCTCAATTAAGCGTTGCTCTCTTTTTTGCAAATTTTCTAACGCCCTTTTGAGCGTAGGTACAGAGGCGAGCACTTGCTCCGCCGCCTTAAAGTAATTCATAAAATCACCTCCGAAAAGTTTATTTATTTTCCCGTGCTGCCAAAGCCTCCCGCTCCGCGCTCGGTGTTTTCGAGCTCGTCTACTTGCTCGAGTTCGGGTGTAAAAATCGGCAAGAGCACAATTTGGCTGATTTTGTCGCCTGCGTTTACCGTGTAATCAAACCCGCTATTGTTATATAGCTTAACGACGATAGAGCCCGTATAGCCTGCGTCGATAACGCCCTCGCTTGTAATGCCGTGTTTAACATTTAGCCCGCTTTTGCTTTTCAAAAAGCCGACATAGCCTGCGGGGATTTCGATATGTACGCCAATATCAAAGCAGGCGGACTCTTGAGCGGGCACTATTTGCCGCTCCCTGGCGTAAAGGTCGTAGCCTGCGTCGGTGGCGTGAGCCCTGGTAGGCATAATCGCGCCGTTATCAAGTACAATTCTCATTTTTAACCCTCCTAAAATGTTACTGTTACATTGAGCACCGCAGCGGCAAGCCAATAAACAGCGCGTTTATAGTCTTTGCCGATAATGCACATAATCGCCGCTCCCACATCAAGCAGAATAAGAGCAACGGGAAAAATATACATAGACATTTTCTTTCTCTCCTTACTGTCGTTCATAGGTACCTCGCTTTCGGCTCCGTTTCGGAGCAGGCTTTTTATACAAACGGACGGTTAAGTAATAGCCGCCGTTTATTTCGTTGTAGTACGGGCTTATATCCGAGAGAGCGTAGCCCTCGTATAGCTTTTCGAGTTCCTCTCGGTTATCGTAGCCGCTGTCGTGAAATTGTTTAACCTTGTATTGAGGCAATCTGCCGTCCCTCTCGGAGGTTGTCGGTTGCTCCAGGTTGCGGGACGCACACCAACGCTTGCCGAGTATAGGCTCTTTTACGAGATATACGGCAATACCCGCTATACCGTTGTCGTCAAACTGTAACGGCTTTGCGGTTGTGTAGCCTTTTCCCCAAATTTCCGCAAGGGTGTTTATATCAATACCGCCGCTCATTACGATATGGTGGTGCAATCGTCCTTTTTTGGAGCCTTGCTCTGTAACTGCTACATACTTGAGGTCGGGCAGCTCGTTTCGCTTTCGGTACCGCTTGACTCTGCGGAGGAAATTTTGTAGCTGCCTTTGCGCGTCCTCGGGCGTTGGCGGCTCGTTCTCGGGGCTGTATGTTAAATCAAACCTTATGTCGTTTTTGGTAAAATTCGTATTAAGCAGGCGTATTAACTTACGCTCGGCGTTTCTTTGGTTGAGTTTCTTTTGGGTTTCGGTTGTCGGCTTGCGCTTTCGGCTCCGTCCGCGCTGATACTCAAATACGGGGAATATATCAACCTCCAAATATTCGCCGCAATAGTGTTTCTTTTCTCTGTATAGGCAACGCATAGTTTTAACCTCCGTGTTTTACTCTTGGGGCTCTGCCCCAAACCCCGAGGTTTAACGCTTTTGTTTTCCATAAGGGAATTTATAAAAGGCGGAGAGGGCAGCACATACTCGCTCCGTCCGCAATCTCTTACGCCGATAATTCATAACGCGCTCTATCTCACGCTATAAGCAAAAGCCTTATTTATCTACTCGGGTTATCTGTGAAAGACAATAGAGAGGGCATATATAACCCGCTCGGGTTTATTCTCTATTTGGTCGTTAAGTTATTATCCATTACGAGCCCGAAATAGAGCCTATATTTGCTCTTGTTTCTATTGACTTTTCGTTGCCCTTGTGCTATAATTATTAAAGGTAATTGAGTAGCACAAGAGCGGCTACGGCGGCTATCACTCGGGCGGAGTGGTAGCCGCTTTTTTATTACTGTCGCTGTGCCTCGTACTCGTCCGCTTTTGCGAGTACCTTTTTGCTGTAGGTCGTTTCGTATACGCCGTTATCCCATAGGGTAGAGGCTCCATACTCGCCCATATTGTAAGCCATACAAACCAGGGCGGGCTCGTCGTACTTTTCAAAGAGTCGGCGGAGGATATAAAGCCCTGCTCGGATATTTTGGTAAGGCTCTGTAAAATCGGTTATTCCGAGAGCCTTTGTCAATTCCTCGTGATTGCATTTGTTAATCTGCATTAAGCCGTAATCGCTTGTCCCGCTGACAACATCTGTACGGAAAGAGGACTCCGTATACATAAGTCCCATAGCAAACTCAAAGTCGATATAATACGCCTCGCATAAATAATAGGTAAACTCTTGCAATTCTACGGGTAAGGCGCACTCGAGCGGCTCAAACTCGGAGCCGAGCTCGTAATTAAAGGTAATTCCGCCGTTTTCGGTTATGTATCTGCCGTCGCGGGTGCCGTAGGGCTCCGTCGCCTGGCTGTCTGCTGCCTCGGCGTTCTTTCCGCTGATAGCGTGAGCGACTACTACAACGCCGCTCCCGATAATTGCACCGATAAGGAATATACATATAATAAATAGTAGTAAACTGCGCTCCGCTTTTCTGCGGGCGTTTTTCTTTTGGGTGGCTGTCATAAAGTAACCTCCTTTACTTTTGCGGGCTCTACAATAGACACGCTGTTGTTATTTTTGTCTAATAGCTCCGCCGTAATATCGAGCTTACCGCCTTTGTTACGGTAGATAATGCCCGATACACACTTATACACAATGCCGTTATGCTCAACGGGACAGCGGCTAAAGAGAGCCGCTTTTAATTCCTCGTTTGTCATAAGGTCGCCTCCTTATTTCTTTTTGTTACTAATAAGCACTAAAGTAATAAGCGTAGCGCAGATAATAAGGGTAATAATAACGCTGTTACTCATTGTCGGTGTCCCCCTCTCCGATAGTTAATTGCTCCGTGCCGTTTTCGGCTGCGTTTTTGCTCTGCTTATTAAAAAGCGTTACTCTCGATAGTTGTAAAATGCTCTCGAGGTTTTCTATAAAATCTTTGTTTACCAGGTCATAAGGTGAAATTATTCCGAGTAGAATAAACCCGCTCTTTGCTACAATGTACGGTCTGCCGAGCTTGTCCGCTCTTTCGTATAATTCGTAGCCCGCCACCGAGTCGGCAAACGGTTTCAAATAACGAGCGTTTATAAACGCCATACCTTGAGAGGTTTTTAACGGCTCGAGAGTCCTACCGTGTGCATAAAAAGCAATGGTACCTCTGTCGAGCATTTGCTCGCCTGCGTCCGCGTCCTCAAAATTGATATATGAGGGTAAAGCCCTCTCCTCAAAATAAAACTTGTCCCGCTTGTCCTCCGCAATATCAAACATTGTAAAAACATTTTCCTTTGTGAGTTTCGGTAGGTTGTAAACGGGATAAAAAGCAGCACCGTTTCCGAGCCATTGGCAAGTATCGCCCTCAAAAACGATTATTGTTTTTTCGGCTTTTAATATTGCCTCAATCTGTTTTAATTTCATTTCGTGCCCTCCTCTCTTATATATAGGTAAAAGTCTACTGTTTCGCGTAGCTGCTGCTCGGTCTTTTTCTTTGATTGCTGCGCGTGGTATACGGCGCGTCCCTCTGCGTCGTATATGCTAATATGATTATTGAGCCCGCTTTGTACTACGGTATAACCTTTGTACTCAACCTCGGTAGAGAGGTAGTCGCAGGCGCACTCCTCGTAAAACTCGCAGCGCAGGCAGCAGCGTTTACAATCGGGTTTCTTTGTAAGCCATAGCTTGAGGCGGAGTCGGAGGCTTGCTGTAGCCTCCGCCGCCTTATATTTGATAATGTAGTAAATTTGCTCTACCGCTGATACTTTCCTATATCCCATATTTGCCTCCTCACGCGCTTAACAGCGCGGATTATTCAAAGATTGAGGGATTGAAAATACAAGCGGGGGCGACTCCGTTAGCGTGAATCGCGTAGCGGATGGTCAAACTCCCGCCGGTGTTCACAATGCGCTCGCCGCTCGCGTTCCCAGGGAGGCAGCTATAAGGCGTAATAGTCCATACCCAGGTATCATATTTCGGCATAACCTTTCTGTATTTTCGGTAGAGGTTGTCCGAAAGCAAAGCGATATAGTCCTCGGAGGTGCCGTAGTCGTCCATACCGTCGTCGCTCGTAAGGTCGGAAACAAACGGGAGGAGGTCGCCTTTGTTGAATTTCTCGAGGTATTCGCCGTTGAGGTATTTACGGAGGCTCGATTTTCTCCAATCGTTGCAGCGGTTTTCGTCGTATGCCATTTCCTCCTCGAGGCGTTCCGCCACGACAGCGAGTACGCCGCCTTGCTCCATTCCGAGAGCTACAAACTCGATACCGTTGTAATTAAAGCGGGTGCCCGCCTGCGGTACCTTGCCGCTGATAGCGGGAGCGGTAGCCTGCTCGTTTTCGTCGTCCTCGTATTCGTCCTCATATTCGGACGGAGTAAAAATGCCTGCAAAAGCAAGGCTCACAACCGCCTCGGCTCTTTTCTTGTTTTCGTCGGGGTTGGTGTTGGTAGCTATATCGTCGCAAAGCGACTCGATAGCGGTTAAAATACTGCTGTTCATAATGCAGCCTCCTTAATAATTTTCGTAATTGTTTATAAGCTCTTGCAGCTCGGCAAAGAGCGGAGCAATAGCTCGCTTATTCTGCTTTGCGTCGAGCAGCTTTTTACCCAGGCTATAGAAAGCGGATAACTCCCGCTCGGTAGCCTTTACTTGCGCTACGGCTTTTCGGGCGTTCTTAACCTCGGTGCGTGCCGCTCTCATTTCGTCGTATTCTTTAGCGGTCATTTGCACGGAGGCGGTTACGCCTTTAGGCTTGCCGCCGCCTCGGATAACATAAAGACGGTTACGGGTTGCGTCCTGGGTGCGGTTAAGCTCCTCGGAAAGCTGTGCGATAGTCTTACGCTCCTTTTGGTACCCGCTCAATAACAGCTCGTCCTCCTCGGGAGTCCAGGCTCCCGTCTTAACTGCTGCTTGCTCGGGTGTAAATTCGTGTCCGCATTGCGGGCATTTTACGGGTTTACACATCTGCTACACCTCCTCGTCGGTATTTTCTGCGGTGCTTTCGTAGTTTTCTGCAAGAAAGCGTCCACAATAAGGGCAATTACATATATGCGTGTACGGGTGTTTTTCTCCGTTGTCGTCCCGCAGCATAAAAGGCTTGCCGCCTTTATGGTTTCTGCATATTTGGCAAGGCTGTTTATTCGGTTTTATGCTCAT